CCTTTACCGAAGCCATAAAACCATCGCGGAAGGTTTGCCCATGTCCAAGTTCACCGAACTCTTGCAAGACGTTGACGACGATTGTGATGAAGAGTTCGGTGATCTGACGCGGGTTATACCCAAAATGCCCGGTAAAGTTGTTGTCGGCGCGATTGACCCGACCCGCGCCATTTTCGAGCCTGTTGGTATCGTCGAAAATGAAATGGTGACCCTGAGTGCCCGTGGTGAGCGGGTATCGCAAGCCGACCGCGCCAATATTCGCTCGTTTGCTATGTCGGTCTCCTATCAGGAAGCCGTTCTAGAGCCGCATTTTGTGCCCCGCGAAGGTGATGAAATCATTTTTCTTAAAGAAGAAGGGCAGCCCCGTGGGCGTGTTGCGATGATCGACCCCGACGGCGAGGGACGGATCGCGGTTTATCTCGATAGGATCAAGACATGAGTTTGGTTGCTCTGTGCCTCCGAACAGCAATGGTTCAAGCGCTTCAGGAGGCCCCGCTGTTTGGTGAAGAGGTTCACGATCAGCCAAACGATCCTTTGCCCCTCGTAGCAACCGAGGGCAAGTCGATAGTCGCCGTATACGACGGCGAAGACGTGAGGACCATAACGAGCCGGGATTTGATTGGTGCGGATCGCGGCATCAGTTTGACTATTCAAGCGTTTCTACCTGCGGAGGTTGAGGTCCAGAGACCATCTGGCTCGGTTCGGGTGTTCACGAAAAATAATGGTGGACCCATCCTGCTTTCGATGCTTGACCGCAGAATTGAGCAGATACTGACAACGGGTTCAACGCCGTGGGCAACAATCCTGCGCGGCATCATTCTCCGCATCAAGGAGATGCACTCAGCGTCATACCTCATTGAGGACCAGGAAGGTCTCCGCATCACCGCGCGGGAATGGGTATTTGTCTTCGATACGCTTGCATCTCCACCGATTGGCGAGCATCCGCTCGGCATATGGGCTGATCTGATTAAATTACTACGGAACGAGCCGGAGCTTTGCGAGCTTGCCGATTTGATTGAGATCGCAATCGAGAGCCCGACCAGTCTCGCTCCGTGGCAGAAGGCAATGGCTGCGCTCGGCATCACGGAAGCTGGAGCAAGAGGTCTCGGGCTCGGACCAGAAGAGCTGCTCGATGATTAACGCGCTGCTGTCCCGCATCGCCGAGCTCGAGCGCAAGATTGCGAACATGATGCCGGTGGGACCGGCTACCGAGGTGGATGCCAAGTCACAGACGTTCCGAATGAGGATCGGCGGGACGGATGAAAAGCCCCAGTTTTCGCCGTGGGCCCCCTACTCTCAGCAATTTGGCAAATTGAAAATTCATGCCCCGATCTCAAAAGGGCAGAATATGTTGTTGCTGTGCCCGAACGGCGATCCTCAGCAGGCCGTCGGTATCCCGCTGTGCTCCAACAACGCCAATCCGTCGCCCTCCGACAAGGATGACGAGAACGTCATCGAATACGGCGAAGCGACGATCAAGCTCAAGGGCGACGAGATTCACGTAAAACGCGGTGTCCAAGAATTTCACTTTAAGCCGGATGGCGGGGTGGAAATGAGGACGGGCGAACTGTCCGTGAACATGGACGCCGGTAGCGGCGATGTCACCGTCAACGGAAGCAAGATCGTTCTCAACGCCCCTGTGGTGATGCCGAAGGGGTTTTCAGCTGGCGGCGGCAAGGGCGCAGCCGTGATTGACGGCAGCATCGAGGCCAAACAGGACATCACATCCGGAACCAAGATCAAGGCTCCGGTCATCGAAGGAGCATGGGTAGAACGATGAAAAGGGAATATGAGATCACCGCGAAAGCGGGAGAGTTCGTCGCCGGTCGGCGTATCATTGGCGATGATCGGAAGAAGCCCCTCTTCCTCACGGATGCGGAGGCGGCTTACGAAAAGCAGATCGGTACTATTCGTCCGGTCGTGTCTTCCGCGCCTGTCGATGAGCCGCAGCCCTCAGTTAAAGCCAAGGGCGGGAAGTAAACAATGGCCGGGATGTGCCGCCATACGGGGAGGCTCATAGGCGCATGGGAACATACCGTGCAGTCCATGGAGGTGATATTCACTACCCGTTTCCATGAGCGCGTTATGCGCCGCTGGTTCAGCTCTCTGCTGCCGCACATCCTGGGCGAGTCCATCGTGCCATCAACGCTCGTGCGCATCTTCGCGGGCCTGGTTCAATCTCTGACGGTGAAGGAGTTTAACGCCTTCCTTCAGAAATACGACGCCCGCGAACCGCGTTTCGTCGTGACCAAGATCACGCCGTTCAACAACAGCCCCGAAACCCTGCGGCAAGGCACTTTTCGGCTCCGCATTGAGGGCATTTTCCGGCCTCGCGCCCACCTTGGCGATCTGACGCCTGCCGGACGCAAGCACTTCTATCTCGTCTCAAACTCGCGGCGCATCGAGCGCCTTTCGTTGAGTGAACCAGCATGACTGATCTTCCTATCGCGGACATTTGGACGTTGCCCGCGCCGGTCCTAGTGTACGAACTCTCGTTTGAGGAGCAGTTCGAGGCCCGCCGCGACCAGTTTCGCCAGCTTTGGGCCAACTCAAAGAAGCTGAAAGAGATTGCCCCGGATTTCGATGTCTGGATGCTCGAAAGCGACCCTATCGTCATCCTGTTGCAATGCGCGGCCTATGGCGATCTGCACTTCATCGCGGCGCTGAATGAATGGGCGCGGGTCGTATTGCTCGCCCACTTCGCCAAGAAGGGTGATCTTGATGCACACGCGGCCCGTGAAGGTCTTGAGCGCTTTCCCGACGAGAGCGACGAACTTCTGCTTGAGCGCATCATTCTCGAACGCCTCGCGAAGAATGCCTATGGCACCGACCCGTGGTACATGCGGCACGCCCGCAATGCCGATGGCCGCGTCCGCGATGTCGCGATCACCGGCAACGGTCGGCGCAAGGTCGAGGTGGCCGTCCTCTCGACAGATAACGGCGGGGTTCCGACCCCCGATCTGATCAACAAGCTCAACGGCATTTTGCCCCTGCCTCCGATTGCCCGGAACAACGACATCGTGAACGTCGTGCCGGCCATTCTCGAGACCACGGACATTGAAGCCGATTACTGGTTGGACGAAGGCGCGCCCCTCTCTCTGCTCGACGGTATCGAGGATATTATCAAGGGCAGATGGAACACTGGGAAGCGCCTCGGGCGAGATCTGACGAGGTCCTGGTACTGCGGACAACTTCAGGTTCCAGGCGTTTACAAGGTCGAAGGCAAAACACCAAATATCATTATCCCGTCGAACCGTGGTGTCGCTATCGGCAACGTCAAGCTGAATTATCGAGGGCGTGGCTGGTGACCGCCGAACTGCTGCCACTGAACGCTACACCGCTCGAAAAGGCGCTATCAGAGGTTCTTGATACCCGTGGCCGACTGGCACCGGAACTTACGCGGGTGCCGACGCTCACGATGAACCCTGACGCCGTTCTGGATGATTGGCTGCCATGGGTGATTGCGGACGAAGGGCTTTCTGTTCTCCTGCCGTACCTCCCTGTACGCCAGGTATTACGCGAGGGCAGACCGTGGAAGAACGAACTCGGCTCCGCCACTGCGATCATCCGGGCGCTCGGCTGGCTCGATTTTTCCGTCACATTGCATTACGAACCCGACGCGGACGAAAATTTCGATCTGTTTCAGGTCGAGCTTGCCGATCCGGTCGGGATCGGACGCCTGCCGGACCTGATCCGGTTGGCAACCCTCTCAAAACCGACCACCGATATCCTCGCCCGCATCTTTTCCGGCTACGACGCGCGGCCCTTCCGCCTCGATCATTGCCGCCTCGACGGCCCTGACATGCTCGACGACTGGTCCGGCGTCCGTCTGCCGGAAACGGATCATGCCGTGATCTCGTTCGGGATCAGCAGGATCGGGGAAGCCGCGTTCGAACCGACCGTCACCGGGCAGGCGTTCATGCTGGCGCTTTGCGGCGCGACCGCAATCCGCGAAGGATTTGTGTTCGACGACAGCCGTCTCGACAATGAGGTCGCCGAGCCAGCCGTCCTCGCCATCGAGACCATAGAGACCAGCGTCACCCTGACCGAGACCGATCTTTCCAAAGCCCCGTGGCCGCAGGTTCCGCCATGGCCCGGCTTTGCCTGGACAGACTTCAACTTAACCGTCGATGGAGGCGTCATTGCCAGCAATCCTGCCGAATAGCGGGCGCATTGCGCTCGCCGGGTCCCTTAAATCACAAAGGTTCCATATCGCATGGGGCGTCGGCGAGGACTGGTGGGATATGCCCCACAACGCTTTCGTCGCCCTCGATATCGCCGGGCGCGCAAAACTTCCCCATGCGCCGGTTTTATCGGTCGAGGTCCGCAGCAGCGACGGAACGTATCTTTACGCCAGCGGCTCCGATTATACCGTCTCGACGCTGACCGGCGAGATCGTCCGTGTTCCGACCGGTACGATCCCCGCAGGTGCGACGCTCGACGTCTCCTATATCGCCGGACGCCGGGTTCTCGAAGGCTTCGAGACCGGACTGATCGCAGAAGTCGGGCGGCGGCTCGCCAATTCGGTCGCTTTCGTCGCCGAGAACGCCAATGGAGAGATCGAGCTTCCCTCCGGTACCCGGTATTCCGTCTCGGAAACGCCGACCCGGTCGCTCTACGTCTCCGCGAACTTCGCCTTCTCGGATGCGCCGGACGCCACCATCCGCGAGGTGGCGATCATTCTCAATACCGTGCCGGTCGCAGGTGTTTCGCCCGAAAAACCCTACCTGCTGCCCGCCGAGGTGGCGGATAGCG